CAATACCAACTCCTTTATTACCTAATAAATCTAGTGATAGCAATGCTTTAGCTTTATCTGCTTCTGCAGATGTCATAAACATATTGTATAATTCTTTTGTCATTTTAATAATTGTTTAAGTTCTTTCTTTTCTATCCCCATACTTGTCAATATACGAATAATTTCACTGATATCCAATACTTCTATGTATTCTTTTGTTTCTTTTGATGAACACTCCCAATAGTTCCTTAAATATACTATTAATTCAGGGTTTGCCTTTTTTGTCTTTGATTTAACGTATTTATTCCATTTTTGATTTGTTGGAATATACTCTTTGTAAATATTATATATTTCCTTTTTATTTTGAGGTAAAATCGCTTGTGCTTCATTTACTATTTCTAAATAATTAGGATCCATAGATATAAACCTATGTACCATATAGCTATTCCAAATGCCCCAATCCTTTTCGTTAAAAGAGGATACGGGACGTTTGTTATAGTTTATTTCTTTAAGCCAGTCAAAGATGCTATTCATTTAGCAGAGTTCATCTTTAAGTTCTTCCCTTAATTCTACAGGAATACCTTCTCCTAATATTTTATTAGTTGTTGGGTCATAGAATACTGGGATTGGCATTATAGCATCATTATCTGTTCCTGCTATAAATTTTGAAATTCTTCTTAAAATTACCCCTGACATAAAGATGCTACTACCATCCTCGTTTTTAATTCCAGTAGTTGTTTTTAAATCAATTTGAGGTTGTGCTTGTGGTTGTTCCATTTTTTTATTATTTATTATTAATTAAATTTTGAATTAAACTCATTAGGTTGATTTCTTTATCTATTCTAAAATTAGCCTTATATTGGTGGTCGTTTATTAAAATAGCTGCTGTACCCTCTTTTCCAGGTAGAAATTTATCAGCATTATTATAAAAATATTTAAAAGCATCCTCAAAATCGTCAATGTTTGAATCCGCAATCGTTTGTCTAATAACTTTAAATGATGGTTTTGGTTTTAAAAGTTCCACCCCAATAACATCCAAATAGTTAGTAGAAATTGTTAAAGAGTCGTCTAACTCTAACTTCCCGTCTTTACTGCTTGTTTGAATCGTGTTAAGCATTTTACGTAAGTCTGGGTAGTATTGTTTTACAATTATACCAATGGCAGTAGGTTCGTATGTTATCGACTCTTGATCACAAATACTAGCTAAATGGATTGCTATTTCTTTTTTAGTGGGTGGTACTATTTTTAATACTTGACACCTTGATTGTAAAGGATCTATAATACGTTCTACATAATTACAAGTTAGGATAAACCTAGTTGTACGTGAAAACGTTTCTATAATATTTCTAAGGGATGCTTGTGCTTGAATAGTAAGAAAATCGGCTTCATCTAAAATAACTACCTTAATTGGTTCAAATGAGGCTACTGATGCGAAAGTTGCTACTTTATCTCTAATTGTCTCTATACCACGCTCATCAGAAGCGTTAATGTACATATAATCACACTTTAGATTTTTGACAATTAATTTTGCTAAAGTAGTTTTTCCAGTTCCTGCTGGGCCAAATAATAGATAATTTTGAATATCGTTTTGTTCTAATTGTTTAGCTATTGATTTTTTTAAGTGAGGATTACCCACATAAGTATCAAGAGTTATAGGTCGATATTTTTCATTAAATAGTGTATTAGAGTCCGAACTCACCATAGATTGAATATTGTTTAATTGGTTCTGGTTTTACTTCTGATTCTGTTGTTGAGATTGCGTATAGTTCACTTTTTAAAGGGGCTAGTAAATAGTCTCCTTTAAATCCTGTTTTTACCATATATGCTTCTAAACAATCAGTTAATGTTTTATGTATAGGTCCGTCTGGTTCGTTTGCAACTAGTCTCCAACGATCTCCTGGTGCTTGTCTTCGAGCAATAAGAATATACTCATTTGTTATTATTTTTTCCATGATGTAAATATACGAAAAATAAATGGGGGAACCTAAATTCCCCCAATAAATTTACTTAGATTCTGCTACAGATGCTTTCTTGTAATCTGTAATTACTCTCTTAATTGCTTGTGCCGCCTTTCTAGCACGTCCTTGACTTGCTTTTGTGGTTCCTACATGCTCTTCTGCTAAAATGTTGAAGTTCTCTTCAATAATTTCAAAAATTTCTTGTTTGCTCATTCTTTTATTTATTTATTAATTATTAATTACTACATCATCCCCCCTGGTAAACTACCAGGTTCTGATGCTTTCTTTTCTTGTGTTAATGTACATTCTGTTAATAATACTGTTCCTGCTACAGAAGAAGCATTTTCTAATGCTAATCTTGTTACTTTAGTTGGATCAATAATACCAGCTTGTTTGAAATCTTCAATTACATCTGTTTTTAGGTTATATGACTCCCAAACTGTGTTTCCTTTAACTATATCACGAGCTAAAATACTAGATTCTGTTTTAGAAATTCCTGCGTTAGTTAAGATTTGTTCAAATGGTTTACCACATGCATCATAAACTATTTGAGCCCCAATACTATCCCCAGTGATTGATTCACGGGCAACTAATAATGCCTTTCCTCCCCCTGGTACAATACCTTCTTCAATAGCTGCCTTTGTAGCATGTAATGCATCATCAACTCTATCTTTTTTCTCTAACATCTCTGTTTCAGTATTACCACCAACATGAACAATAGCTACCCCACCAACAAATTTTGCTAGTCTATTTTGTAGTTGTTCTTTTTCGTAAGGTGATTTTGCCTTATTGATTTGTGTTTGTAATTCTTCAACACGTCCTTCAATATTTTCGATACTTCCTTTACCATCTACTATTGTTGTTTCCTCTTTGGTTACTGTTACATTTCGTGCCTCACCAAACCAATCCCAACTAAATTTATCAAGTTTCATTCCTTTATCTTTACTGAATACTTGACCTCCAGTTGTAACAGCAATGTCTTCTAAAACTAATTTTCTCTTATCTCCAAATTCTGGGGCTTTTACAGCACATACGTTAACTGTCCCTCTCATTTTATTTACTATCAAGGTAGCTAATGCTTCATTATCAATATCTTCAGCGATAATTAATAATGATTTTCCTTGTGATGATACTGCTTCTAAAATTGGTAATAATTCCTTAACAGTATTTAATCTATGATCCATAATTAGGATAGCAGGATTTTCTAAGAAAGCCGACATTGTATTGTTGTCAGTAACAAAATATGGAGATTTAAAACCTCTATCAAATTGCATTCCTTCTACTGTTTCAAGATAAGTATCTCCAGTTTTTGATTCAGCTATATGAACTACACCTTCTAACCCTACTTTATCAATTGCTTGGGCAATTAATTTCCCAGTTTCTGTGTCGTTGTTTGCAGATATTGAAGCAATTTGTTCTAGTTGACCTTCAGCTGATATATCTTCTGCTATGTTTTCTCTTAATGCATTTACAACCTCTTTAGTTGCTCTATCGATTTGTCTTTTAATCTCTACGGCGTTTTTTCCACTATCTAAGTGACTTAAACCTAAAGTAATCATATCGCGTGCCAGCAAAGTTGATGTGGTAGTACCATCACCCACTTTATCGGCTGTTTTAACTGCTGCTTGTCTTATTAATAATGTTCCTAATTCTTCACTAGGATCACTTAGTACAAAAGACTTAGCTACTGTTACACCATCCTTTGTTGATTGTGGTGGTTCCATACTACCCTTAAAAATAACAACATTTCTACCATTTGGTCCTAATGTTGATACAACGGCATCTGCTAATTTATCAATACCAATTTTTAATTTAGTTCTAGCTTCCTTACCGTATAATATTTCGTTTTGCATAATTTTTTATTTTCCTTCTTCTGTTAATATTTCTTCTACCTTAGCTAATACTTGATTTTCAGGACCAATGTAATATTCTTCACCTTCAAATGGAAGCTTTGTAAATCCTTGTGTTGGTAGAACTACTTTATCCCCAATTTTTACTTGTGGTACTAACATTACTCCACTGATAGTGTATCTACCAGGACCTACAGCGATAACTTCACCAAAGGTATTTGTGTCTTTCCCCATGTCTGGGACAATAATGTTACCATAAACCGTTTCTTCAGTTTCAATGGGTTTAACGATAACTGCATCATAAAATGCTACTAACTCTCTCATCTACGTATTGTTTTAAATTATTACTCATTTGTTTGTAATTGTTGATATATTCTTCTAGACTACTAAAATTCCCAGTATCTGCTTTTAAAGATGCTATTTTCAATAAAGCTTGTTCCATTTTAGGGTAATAATATAGAGACTTTTCATAAGTCTTAGCTGTTCCCTCTTTAGCTCTAAAGTGGTTAGCATCTGATGTTACATTTTGCTTTACGGCATAACTATATTCATCTTTAGTTATAAAATAAGGCTCCAGTAAAGGATCAGAAATAGTGGTAATTGATTTACGTTTTGTAGTCATATAACTGTTTTTATATTAGACGTGAATATACGAATAATATTGCGCTAGGACACGCTTTTTTGGTAAAACTTTTATTTTATTTTGATTGTTTTTGCTTTTTTGGATTCCGCGATTGGAATAAATAAATGGAGCAAACCATCTTTCATTTCTGCCTCTAATTTCTCTAGTTCGAATTTAGCTGCTACTTTATAACCTAAGTTAAAAGATCGTTTAGCTAATCCCTTATAGATATAGCCTGTGTAATCTTCTTCTTCTTCGGTTGGTTTATCATAGATAATTTTTAAAAGATCTCCATCAATTTCTAGTTGAATATCTTTTTTAGTTAGACCAGTACAGGCAACTTCAAAATGAAGTCCTTCATCGTCATAATAAATATCTATAGGGTGTGGTTGTTTGTTTTCGAACGTTGTTGGTTGGAAAACTCCGTCTGTCTTGAAAAGATTACGGAATAGTAAGTCGAACTTTGATTGTTCGTTGAATAATGTACTCATATCATTTGGTTTTGTGAGGCCGAAGCTCTCGGTTTATTTTATTTGAATATAACATCGTGCCCTAGCTACAATTTTATGTTCGATTATACGTATGTGACCTATTCGTTTCTCGCGATAAAATATTCACTTTCTGTTTCTGATGTTGTAAAGTTAGCTTTTAACATACCTACTTCTGATATTTTTAATGTGCCTTTCTCCATATCCTTATTAGCATTTAATATGTCTTTAAATATGTCTGAATCGAATGGGATTTGGATATCTCCTTTAGTAATATTACCTCTAAGTTGATAAGTAATTTTATTAGAAAAACCAGTATTATCACCAAATATAATTTCACATACATTCTCACCATCAAAATCAGTAGTCGTAGTAATTAACATATTATTTACATCAGCTAAAGCACTTTTTGCTTTAATTAAATGAGTAATATCTTCATTTGTTAAATCAATTTGTATTTCAAATTCTTCAGGGTCTTCATAATAAGTATTTTTACCTAGAATTAAAATATCAGCTAATGAATAAGTTAAGTCAAAATTTAAATCTGCAATATGCATTTTAGTATAAACAGCTTTAATCTTTTCAAGAGTTATATTTAATTCACCATTGGTAATGGAAATTAATTTGCTAAGTTTATGTGTATCAAACACACCTAATTCAGCATCTTCTAAGTTAAAATTGTTATGTACTACTTTACATACTCTACCATTATCACCTGCGTAGACTGTAAGTTGATTATCTTTAATACGCCATTTTACTTGATTATTTAAT